GAGCTGCGGTTACCTACCGTAGTCGTCATCAGCGCAGTCGCGTGTCTCACAAGAACTGGTCTTGGGCTGTACTAAAGCCTGTTCCAGGTCCTGTACCCGTTTGGCGGAGCCAAACAGAAGATGGTGTTTTATGGCCACCTTTGCGGCTGCAGACATCTGACCAGCTTCCAAGTCACATGATGTGGCATCAGAAGCCTTTGAGTCCCTACTAGGCCTGTAGGGCTGGATTCTCCCTAAATCGATGGCGTCATTTAAACGCTTTTCGACAGTTACCCCATCGGGTAACCTAGGGTCTCCTCCAGCTTTAAAGCTTGGTGAAACTTGCGACGGGAGGTACCCGTCGTCTGTGAACGGACTAACCATGTCCTCATTCACAGTTTCGTTGACTTCGGCTAAAGATAAGTCTGCCTTCAAAAGAAGGTACTCATAATCTTCAAGCTTAAGGTCAGGTTCCAGCCTGCGTAATGCAGGTTCGACTTCTGTGAGATACCACTGGTAACGAGTACCAAGAGGCTCTCCAAGAGAGTCCTGAAGCCACGGACCGTTGACAAGAAGACCGGGAACATACTTAAAGAACTCGTATGCCCTCCTCTGCCTGGGTCTCAGGAAGAACTTGGCTTGATCGCCAAGCTGCGCCATGTAGTCCATAAAGGACACATCGGACGGTTCACTGTACTTAATCTTCTTTAAGAAGACATTAGTAGGTACAATTACCCTTCCTGCGAATTCAGCTACCTTGTCGGAGGTAAGAGTCTTTGAGTGGTTTATTTCGCCACCCATACTCTGAATGACCTTCTCGTAATAAGGGGCAATTCTCGCATCCATGCAGATGTCGTCTCCGAGTACTCTAAAGTAATCGAATCCTTCACCTTTGTGGAGGGGTTTCGAGATTTTCCCATCCTGAATCGCCAGTTGTACGGCAGTTAACCCTGCTGTTCCGTTGGCTAAGTCCAGGATACCGATTGACGGTCCCGTTCCAAGAGGGTCCCCCTGCTTCCAAGAAATTTCGGAATCAGTGGGCTTGAAGTACCAATTGGCACGACTAACCTCGCGGTAGTACTCCACGAAGTCCTGATAGCCTTTGATTCGGGACAAGTCCCAAACCCGGTCTATCAGCTCCAGACACATGTCAAGGTCCAAAAGGTCCGAGGCAGATGTCAGGTCTGAGCCGGCCAGTGTTACCCCAGCGGATAACTTCCGCCTTACCCATTCCATTCCCGACTCTTGGTCGTGGATGCAACTCATGGGAACTTCACGAACTAAGTTCATGTAGACTTCCTTGAGGGGTTCCAGAGTAACCTGTGTAACCCTGTTCGGGTTGGCAACTACACGAGCCTTTAGCTCGGGCTCTTGTATAATGCCGATTCTTCCGACACAGGAACAGTGCGGCTTGTCCAGCTCTAACTGATACTGGTTACCCAGTACAGCCGGAGGCATGTAGTCAAGGAGACCCATGCGGTCCAAGAACTGGAACGTTACCTGGGGGATTGACTCCCAGGACTGCTCCAAAGCTTTCAACCCGTTGCCGAGTTTGTTCTCGACTTGGATTGAGGACCTACCGTTATGAATGGGTACTGAACCATTCATATCAAAAACGGTGGGGAAGTGTAACTCTGGCATAGACTTAGGTCTGTGTCTCCAAGGAATTGGCTCACGCCAAGCCCTGTCAACTAAGGACCGGAATTCCTGCCAGTTTTGGCGGCCGTTCCCTTCGAGGCCATGGAAGAATTTCTTCTTCTGAGTCTCACTCAGGTGCTTCTCGTAGAGAATCGTTCCACAAGATAACACACCCAAGGCTTTTGGGACAGGCAGTTCAAACACACGTTTCCAGATACCTAACGGAAGCATATCTTTTCCGTGTGAGAACCAACCAGGGGGAACAGGAGCTCCTGATAAACTCGTTTCGTACCACTGACGTAAGTCTTTGATACGTTTTAGAGTCCACTCAGGCCCATTGGAGTCATACCACTTGATGAGAGTGTTCTGAATCTCCAAGGACTCCTTCTTCCTGATACCGCATGCTCGCAAACCTTTACATAACGAGGTTTGTATAGATTTCTCCATACGACTTGTCCTCCTTTCGGATGTGCAAGTTAACCAGCTGTAGAGGCCTACCAGGCATACAGAAGTCAGCCCCAAGTTACGTG